CTAACGCAATAATACCTGCGATACAGCCAACAGTAACTTCAGTCATTTCATTGCTGATTCCCAAAACTGCGATAACTCCAAGTGTAACTAATGCAAGAAATATTTGTGGTCGTATTTTTCCTATCCACTTCATAATGAACCTCTCTCTTTTGGTTTATTATACTTTATCTTCCATCAGGGTTTGTATGCCCCTTATCTATACACCAATCTGAAACCATTGTTTCAACTTCAGCATCAGTCATAGCCCTCATTTCAACTGGGTTATCTCTGGCATCAGGGTCTACTTGTGTCATAAAAGTAATAAGTGCATGAATGCTTTGTACATATGTTAAGAATTCTGCATGAGTAAGAACTGTTCCACCACCAAGTCCTATGCCAACAGATTCTACTGTTAATGGATCATCTGAAACAGGAGTAGGGTGTGTAAAATGACCCGGATCGAAAACCCAACTTGGAACTGGTTGTCCAACTTCAACCGTATATTTAATTATCGCCATGTTTATCCTCTCTATAAAGAAATTCACCTCTTAATAATTTATCTAAACCAATGTGGTTTACAACGTCCTGATGAGCATCTCCGAACTGTTCAACCATGTCATCAAGAAACGCATATAAATGAGTTACCCTTGGCATCTGCCCTTGTTCAATTAATTCTTCACAATGGGCAATATAATTTCCAATAATTTGTTGAGCGACTTGGAGATGAATGCCATACTGTTCAAAGTATTCTGCATTACCGTTGGAAATTTTTTTTGTCAGAATCATATCCCTGTGACCTTGGCGAAATGCTTGACGAATGTGATGTCTTATTTCATCACGCTCTGCGTCCATCTCATCCCAATTCTCAGGGATGCCATTGTTAACTCTTATTTCTTCATACGCTTCCTGAAAGACTGCAAGTTCTTTGAACGCACCATCAAGATAGATTTTACTTCTTTCCAGTTGATATAGACGTTCCTCTATCCTGATTTGGGCTAACTCACTTCCGTCTTCTGCTTGCTGTTGCCATTTTTTCATCTGCACTTTTTCTTTTCGCATACGAAAATATGTTTCTTCAATTACCTTTCTTCTATCCTCAATCTGTGCAAGACATTGACGTAATCTCCTATAGGGAGCATCCGTTAACATAGTGAGTGTCATTAACTGGTTTGTTGTTTGAGTTTGAGAACGACCAAGGGTTTTATTTGCCCTATCTATCTCCACCATTCTCTCTGACACTTTTGCTAACTTATCAGAGGTCATAGTATCTAACCCTGTTGAGACATACTCATAGGCTTTAACAATATCAAATTTCTCTTCTTCTCTTTTAATTAAATCAACCATTATTGGTTACCTGCCGCCATTCCATTTCTAGTAACACCATGAATTAATGACGATGGAGAAACCACAGCCAACGATAAAGTTGTTACGTTAAATATTAGTGAACTTGTTTCATAAGCCGTTGGCCCTTGTCCTCCTGCAATAATCCCATACTGTCCATCTCCTGTTGTACTGTTTGCTTCTTTCGCACTTGCCATGTTTCCATAGTCAGTACCGTATCCGAATGAAGCGGTAGAGAAATGCCACATAGCATTACTATGTCCACCATTTTGCCAAGCACCACCTGCAAGAACTATTCGTGAACTTCCTATACCACCATCAATAGCATCACAATCTGTATTGAATCTTGGAGAACCAACATTTTCCATATCTCCTGCATTTATTGAAGAGCCTGAAGAAACAAAGGTTACATAGTCCCACTTATCTCCATTTCCTCCTCCAGTACCATAGGGATAACCACCGAACATACAGAAGTATGTTGCTCCACTGGCACTCCCTGCACGATATCTATTTGTAGTCAAATTTCCATAAGAAGCCCCTGCGCTAGTTGTAGAAATAGTCACATATCTTTTAATATCTGTATTACTGCTTGAGCCACCGCTTAACTGGTTTCCCCCTGCATATATCCCTATTGTCCCATTACTACCACCCCTTCCCCCTTTCGTATATACAACTGCATCTCCGAAATAAGCAGCATTTCCTAATGTGGAACAGGTTACATATTCAATTACGTTTGACCAACCTGAGCTAGTTTCCCCTGAAGAATTTAAAAACCTCGTTCCATTAGATTGCTTTCCTGTATAAGCATACTGAGCCGATGCCCACATTCCAGCTAATGGAAATGTCCAAGCCGTACCTAATGTTCTACTGTTATTAATGTAATAACCTGACTGATTACTTCCGTTAAATCCACAATAACTAAAGTATCTAGTTCCTGACCAAGCAGGCGGTTGTATATACGTTACAGGCCACCTTTCGCCATAAGCGGCATTTCGCTGTTGATTAGGACGAGTAACATCCCACATACCAACGGCATCATTTACATTCGGTATTCTAGGCATTAAATTTCTATCCCAAATATTACGTGACAGGGGCCATTAGTTAAATCAGTTCCCAAGTCAGTTCCTAGATATCCACTGCCATTAAAAGAGGTTACATTGGAATATGTTATATCTACAGTTCCCGGAGCCGACCCTCCTGTTCCCGGAGTAATTTGTCTTGTGCTAAGAAAATCACTCCCTCCATACATTTGATACCCTTGAGTACCTGCATTTGCATATACTGCTACATAATCTGTGTTTGTATTAAGAGTTGGAGGTGGATTGCCAGAATCATCTGTTGGAAGAGTTAACAAATTCGCTCCATAGGCTGAAGCATATGATGAACCATATCCAGTTAACATTAGATTCCAAGCAGGATAAGTTTTTTTATATAAACTTGTTCCCCCTGTTGTAGTTCCTGCTATTAATTGCAGATATATAGCATAAGGATTAATAGCCCCAACAGTATCAGAACTAATTGCCCCTATACCAAAACGAGTTATCTTATAAGTAGTGGCATAACTACTTGCAACATTAAAAGAAATTGCATGGCTACCATAATATTGATTCCATACAGTATAGGCACTTAGTTGATACCCAATACTTGGATTCGCAACAGGCCAAGTGTTTGTTGTAGTGCCATCAGTTAAATTATCCCAAGTTCCTTTTTGTCTCTTTATAAAATTCTCTACTACAATATAAGGAACATAAGAATCAATCCATTCGCCACCACTTTCTGCGACATAGACATCATTCATCTTCCACATGGATGACGCATCTGTACTGTTAGGTATTCGTGCCATTAGTGAGTCATTACTCCTATTCCAACTAGTTGCCCTGCTTGTGAACCAGTAGCATATGTTCCATTGTTTGAATTAAAACCATATAGAGAATTTCCATTAAAAGAACTCACATCTGTAAATGCGTATGCAAAAGTTCTTCCTTGTGCTGTTGTGAAGCTATCACTGGTTATAGCACGAGAAGTTTCTACCTCATAAAGTGGTTGATAATATCCATACTTCATTCCTACAGCTACGGTGTATGCGGTATTAGGTTCTAATACTGGTAGGGTATCTCCTGTTGAAGCTGTTACAGGAATCTCATACATATATCCACCACGATAACCTAAGTAATTTCCATAAATAGTAAAGGAACTATATAAATGTAAATACAATCTATCTACGTCTAATAAGCTGTTCCCTTGAAAGATTCCAACATATACATATCCTCCTAGAGAAGTTAAGGGACTCCAAGAAGTGCTGACTCCTAAAGTAAATCCATTTATTTGCCAAAGCTGTTTAGGAGCATAAGCCGCATCTCCTGCGGTTATCACTAAGGCATCACAGTCATTGTTACCTACCCAGTATCCTGCAGTTCCGCTATGAGTGTATTCAAGATAGTTGTTGGGCATTCCTGCAAAGCTAGAAGTTGTTCCCTGATGAATCTGTCCATAAGGATAATAAGAACCATATGTAGCCCTTCTCAAATAGTGCTGTGTTCTAGGTAAAGCAAAAGTGGAGTCAGGCCATTCTTCTCCTTTTCTAGCCCTTTGGACGGCATTTAATTTCCACATGCCATTGGCATCATTATTAGCATTATTTGGAATGCGATAATCAGGCATTAAGCAACATCCGTAATCGCTTCATAGCTAACAACAACATCTATGTCATCAACAGTTTGAGCAACTGCCATTAATCTGTTTCCTGTACCAGTTGCAAGATAATTAATATATAACGGTGTATCTATAAGGCTAAGAGATGAATCGGCAGGGATTGTTATCGTCTTGGCTATATAAGTTGCCACTGTATTTTCATCTATATAAATATCAATGTCACAAGCGTTTGACCCATCAATGTTTGAAACGATTATCATATTAACCTTATGGGTGTAATCCGTAGGAACTGCATCCATGATAGATGTGGCTGTAAGTGCCGATAACTTTGTCGTTTGATTCTGCCCATAGATATGAGCAACAGACACTATGTCAGGTGGATTCGCCATTTAATTCTCCTTATAAAACTATTGCTAAAGCAGCCGCTAAACCAACTGATGCCCCTGCCGATCCTGCGGCTTCCCAAGCAACTTGAGTTCCTGCTCCATTAACTTTTAACTGATCTCCTGCATTTCCTAAAGCTAATTTAGCTAATGTGTTAGATGCAGATGAATATAATAAATCTCCCTGAGTATATGTAGATTGATTAGTTCCACCGTATGTTTCCTGTACAGCGTTACCATTCCATGTTGTTCCTGTATAACTTAATCCACCAGTAAAAGAAATTACTCCTGATACACCATCTACAGACCAAACATTACCAGTCCCTAATACAGCACCTATACTTAACACCCAATCATTATTAGCAGTATTAGTATCTACACCCATAGTAAAATGATTAGTACCCTGAATTTTAAACTGAATTTTAGAATCAACATCAGTAGCAGGGTTTATTTCTATTCCCCCTCCACCTGTTATCTCAAAAGCTGTAGCAGATACAGCACCTGCATGTAGTAATGATGGAACAATTGTTACAGCCATCTACCACCCCCTAACAACTATTGTATTACTAGGCATAGTGATAGTAGCGTTAACGTATACACCAACAGTATTAATAGCAATTTCTTCATCACTCTGAAGATAACTTTGACCATCTAATAATATAAAGTCATAGTTTGTTGGTGGCGTTCCTACTAAAACACCATTTAGCTTTACATACAACGGTTGCCCTGTATTGTTATGAATCGTACATATTGTTACTTGAGATGCAAAGGATAAGGTACTAGCTGTATTAGCAGTTATTGAACCTGTTGCTCCAATGCTCTCTCCACTTTTAATAGCCAATCCTGTCCTCCTTTCAAAAACTAGATACCAATATACGTTTACTTTCTGTTGTGGACTTTTATCAATATTAACATTTACTCTTGCCCACATATCTGCTGTTGATAAATCCGTACCTGTAAAAAGACCAAATTCTTTAATATCTACATTACTTGCACCTGTAGTTATTTCATTAGTATTAAATGAAGTAACATACCTTACAGCCATCTCTCCGAATATAGAAGTGGTATCAGCTATTTTTGCTGTAGCTGTTACTCCTGTATATGGAATAGCATTTTCTAGGGCGGTATCTGAGGCGGCTACTGGTGTAACACCTGTTCCTACTGCAACATAGTTAGGTACAGGAGGAGCAGAACCACCTGCCACCCAATCAGTAATACGTTTCCTAGAAGTATCAACAATAGCGTTCTGTTTCCCATAAGGTAAAAATTTATGTAGAAACTTGGGAATAAACTTTAACCACCATTGTGATCCCACTCCATATCCACGTTCAATAATATTGTCCTCTTCATCGAGTAATTCCCAGTGAACATAACCGCGTGGTTTAATGCCATCAATAAAACTATCTTTTGGTTCAGGTTTAAATTCTGTAATCATCCCCAATTTGCAGTTCCTTCATATCTTGCAGATAAAGGCATAGTTGCAAGTCCAGTAGATACAAGCGTATCGCTATAACCTGCAATTCCCCATACCCAAAAATTATTATTTCCTAACTGTGGAGTCTGAACAACTTCAATATTTTTATCGTCCATTAAAAATTCTTTGCGTAGGTGCTGTGTGGTATTAATCGGAGCATTAGGATTAGATGGACTACTGACAAATAATTCTGTATAAATATTTGTCATAAATGTAGCTAACGCATTTTCATCTCCAACATTATCAGGCATTACAGTCTTAACCCCCTTGGTATGTTAGAAAATTGTACCTCTGTTTGAATAATATTATCATTTAATGAAGGATCATTAGCAGGAGTTAATATTGTTTTATTTAAAACTATTACCCATACATCTTCTTCTATACTTTCTCTATCCCATTTTAATTTAAATATTTGTCCTGCTTGCCATCCTTTTGTAAGAGAACTAAAAGAACCTTTACGCAATACTTTACTTTTACGAGCCAATAAAATATCAGCAACAATATCTAAATCGGTTACATCTGTAACAGCAATTTCACTCTTCTTTGTAAAAACAAATTCATGAAAACCGTCCCCACCAGTAGCTTCAGCTTGAACCTCAACTTGATCTATATCTATATTTTCATGTTCATCGTTAGTTACATATTGATATTCAACTTCAATCTCATCATTCAAAGAATATGAGTCAGGAAGAATTCTAACGTAAGAACCACCAGTTCTTCCTTGGTGTCCAACGTAAATAAAACAATCAAACTTTGAAGGATCATCAGCATTTACACTTGGAGATAGATCATTTGCCTCTCTTGCAATATCTTCTAACTTTTGTACATAAACAGCACCAGTAGTTAAATTTATAACTCTAGTAATACTTCTTTCTGAAAATGGCTTACGAGTTAAAGCAAGTTTTGCCCCTTTCCCACCACCAGCAACTGATACAGCTTGTAGATCATTAATTTTAAATTGATCTTCTGTAGCAGATGTACTTTGAATTACAGCATCTTTAATAATAGCCTTTGTTCCCACCCCATCTGCTGAATCATCTACACTAAGATTACTAAAATTAGTTACATCTTCTTCAACATATATTCCTCTTCCCCCTGCAACTACAGGTAAAAATGTAGCTGGCATTTCTGTAGTAGATCTAAAATTTACTCTCTTGTCGAAATCAATCCACCAAATCATTCCGGTATTTTCAGCTAAGTCAGAAAAGACTTGAGCAGGGAGAACACGTTGATAAATTTGATTCTTTACTTGAGGCCCATTTGCCATAAGGTAAGGAGTAGACATATTGGCAACAAATGTATTGTAGTAATAATCTCCACCTGCGGTATCTGACAGTGCAGCATTTTTTAGATGCTCTAATATATCTTTAACCATAGAATCAGCACTACCATCTGTAATAGCTTTAGCTGAGAATATGCCGTTTACATAACGTCTATTTAACATATAGCTATAATCAGTTGCAGTACAGTTATATGAAACTGTTTGATTACCTTCACCAAGATTTCTTGAAATTGAAGTAATTGTTCCTGCAAATTCTTTTGTAACATCATCAGTTAATATAACTTCATTTCCACAAGCAAGAATAACAGGTAATCCAAATATATTGCTTGCTGTCATGTATAGAGTAAAGGACATGGTATCCCCTGTTACTTCCATAGTGTCAACAATAGCTACTGATTGAAAGTCAGTAAAATCTGTTACATCTACTCCTTTTATTGTTATAGTAATTGCCATTGATTACCCACCCGACTCCGATGCCATACCAACAGATGATGTAACTACTCCTGCCATTTGCTTTGCAATAGTTTGAGTAACATCTAGTCCCCCTCTTGTCTGATCTTCAATTGTAATAACTATTTCTTCGCTGTAACCTGTTCCATCAAACTCCATAGAGAAATGTTCCTGACTTCCTCCATATGTTTCTGTAAACGTATCTTTTCCTAAGTATTCCCCTGTTTTGAACTCTCTATCTCTCTCGTGCAATAACTGCTTGCTTGTATCTTGTTTCCATTGAGCCATTTGCGATTTATTAAATCCTAAGAAGGAAGGAGCTTGTGTACTAGCATCCTCTAGTCTTTTCATATCAGTTATTATCTCATCAACTGTTTCTTTAAAAGATTCTACATACATACTATCCAAATCCATCAATCTCTCATTACTTAAACGCTTTTGGTCAACACCTGCCCACATTTGAGAAATCTCTTTTTCACTTTCACCTTTAAGCCTACTTACAGATTTTTCTTTAGCGTCATTCTCTTTGTCGAACTCCTCAATCATTCCTAAGACTCTTTCTTGCTGTTCTCCATAATCCTTTTCGTACTCTAGTTCCATGTCATTGAAGTAACGCATCATTTTATTTTTCGATTCATCATGACTTATAGTTGATTCAAAAAGATCAGCCATAGTCATCTGAAGCATTTCATGAGAAACATCTTGAAGCTCTTTCTCTGATGCACCCATAGCTATCATGGCTTCTTCTACGGTTTTACCGTATGCCATAAAGCTACCACCTAACTGAATTAACTCTCTGGTAGCTGCTTGATTTAACCTCTTAAGATCATATCCGTAACCATTAATTGTCATCTGGTTACCTTCCATATGTTTCTGTACTGCATCAAGAGCTGTAGTCTGACGTTCAGCTTCATCCTTAGCAGTTCTTCCAGCAACAAGCCATGCTTTAACTGCGACCCCTATAGAAGTTGTAGTTACCTTCTGCCTCCTCATTTCCATATCCATAATGGCATTAGTAGCAACTTTTATAGCTTCTTTTTGTTCGTCTCCTTTAACTCCTAATGAAGCAACAACATCTCCTGCTCTATCCTGTGCAAGAGAATATGCTTCTACGTTACCTGTAGCTATCTTGAAAGCCTCTGTAAATTCTCGAACTTCTTTCTTAGTGTTATATACCTTTTTAATAGCTTTAAATGCTAAAACACCTGCTATAGCAATTGCTCCAAATCCAAGGGCAACAGGAAGGTTAGCTGCAAATTGTAAGAAGATTAAGCTAAAGGCCATACCCATAACATCCCCATTTAACATGCTCATTGCTAACATAGCACCTTGAGCTGCTGCTCCAATGTTCCTAATGCCTCTTTGAACTAAAACGCTTGCCCCTGCCATAAACTGAAAAGAACTTGTATTCTTAACAGCTTGAGCTTGCATTTTAATCATTTGTGCTTCTAACATTTTTAAGCGGTTAACTTGTTCTGAAGTAGCATTAGTTTGGAAAGACTGAGAAGCCCTTAGTTTCTCTATCTGTACCCTAAGCCCTAAAGTTTCTTTAGCAGATATTTTAGCTGCATGTCCAAGTTCTCTTTGTTGACGTTCATATAACGAACCTTTCTCAACAACCCTATCGTACTGAGTGTTCATCTGATCAAATGCTTTTGCTTCAGCTTTTCCAAATTTAGATGAATCAGGAAGCATCTCATCTGCGGCTATGTTTTGCATGGTTTGTATAGCTCTTTGTTGTCCAGTTAAAGCAGGATCAATTGCACCTTGCATTCCTGCAACTGCACCTGCTTCCGCTACATTCAATCCTCTTCCGGCAATAGATGATGCAATTGGCTGACTTTTACGTATTCCAGTTTTAGTTCTGCGATCAGTAAGATGTTCCTTGGCTCTCTGTTGCCTTTCAGAATAAGTTGATTTAGCCTGTTGACCTTGTTGATTTAAAGACCTAAGAGATTGACGTAACGCATTAATCTCTTTCATCACTTGGGCTATGCCCTGAGACTTAGCTGAAATTACAACATTATTTTGTGATGTCATTACTGTCTCCTAAGTAATCTGAAGCCCTTCAGAAGTTTGACCGTATGTTCCTTTTGGAATAAATTTTCCACCCCCATACACCTTCTCTCCAATTGTAATAGTTTGTCCCTGTGCTACTTGCCATCTTCCTGCAATATTAATGAAAACATTAGCAATAGGAATCGCTTGTCCCATCTTACCTTTTTGGGGAGTTATTGCTTGATTAAGATAATCTTTAACCGCATTACCTATTATATCAATCAATAATTTTCCCATTGTTGCTTCCCCACTTGGGAATGTGCTTCCAAGTAATTCCTCTGTTAATGAAGGTATAGAAGGTTGTGAGCCATGTTTAGCTATCTTATTTGCAATAGCTGCCCAATATTGACTAAGCCCTTTTGTTTGCGACCATTCATATATAGCTAATCTATATGCTCCTAATTCATCAGGATCAAATCCTGCCTTTCTTTTCTTATCAGCAATTAATCCCTCTTGGTGAGACATCTCTGCACTACGAGGGCTAACAAATGTCCCTGATCCTACATCAGAACTACTTCCACCTTTTCTGTTTAAATACTTTTGTAAGTCTACTTTACCTTCTGAATTTTTAGGTTGACCATAAGCAGTAAATCCTTGAACATCATCAAAGTCATCATTATCTCCACCCCATCCTGCTCTACCTTTATTTATAAAATAAATCTGTGACCAAGGTGTAGAAACATATTGTCCTTCTTGAACAGCAGACATTTGTCCACCATTCCAAACAAGTCTAGCGTCTCCATCAGCATCTTCTAAAACTTGCCACTCTCTTAAAGCCTTTTCAAGATATCCTGTGGTTTCTATCGTAAGCCCATGTCCTTTTTGTTGTGGTTGATCTTGATATCTTTGTATTAAAAATCTAATAATATCTCGTTTAACTCTTTCTAAAATAACAAGCATACCTTCGGTATCCACTTCATTTAACTCATTAATGAATAGGTCTAACGAATCATCTGTTTGCATTGTTAGTTGAACAGAAACCATTATCTTCTTCTTACTCTAGGCATCCTTCTAGGGCTAGAACCTGAATCAACTCTACTAGCTGACTTTGCCCTTGCTCTTTGATTAGCTACCTTTTCTCCCATGCTTTTTGACCTTAACCAAATTTCTATTAATTTCACATCTCCAAATGTAGCATTTTCCCTTACATCCCAAGGAGTAGTGTTAAACTCTTGTGCTATATATACTTCCCAAAATTCTTCTGGTATTGATCCTCCCCCTGAAGTAAATGAGTTCAGGAGGTTGATTCTAAATTTTCAGTTTCAGCACTCCCATCTGAACCAGATATTTGTTCAACTAAAAAGTTAACGACAATATTAGGAAGTCTTTCTGCAGAAGTTTCATCTTGAGAAGGAATAGGTAATACCTCACCACCATCTTCTTCAGGTAAATTCCAAGAAAGAATTGTTTGTTTTAAAAGATTACCAACATGATCAGCCTCATCATCATTAGCATCAGTAGAGTTAATCATCTTCTTAACATCCCTGTATTTCATTCCTGTCATAGTTTTAAACTCACACCAATATTCAGGACAATCAATTTCTTCTAAAGTTACCTTTTTTCTAGCTGATGGAAATGGCATTAATAAACTCCTCTCTTACTTTCTTTAATATAAAGCGACCATCTTCTAAATAAATGATAGCTTTTAACTCTCCTCTAAATCTCTTTATCTCAACTCTCTCAACAGGAAATTTAATTCCTTCCAACTCTATCTCACATAGAACACTCTCCTCTCTCTTGCTACATAAATCCTTAACTCTCTCTATTACATTCTCTTCCCAATAATACTGTTGACCATCTCTCTCCAATGGTGGCAACAAACCCTTTCCTCTCCAGTAACCAAGAGTTCTTTTGGTTATCTCGTAACCTTCACCTTCTAACCTTTCTAATACTTCTATTTGAGATACCATACTTACACTCTAACTGTAACCTTTACTAAAGCACATGATATTCGTCAATATCATGTGCAAGAGAGAGGAGACTAAATTAGATTAAACTGTTGCATCCCCACCATAACTAGGTCTACCTGTGTTCACAGTATTTGATTTTCCTTGTTCAATCAACATAATTTCTACAGGACTTCTTCTAGGATTACTCGATCCAGTATAGGCATCTCCACTTAAAGGCAAATCTCCAGTTGTAGCTAATGCTCGTCCTGATATCGCAATAGTAGTATATGCCCCTGAAGTATCCAAAACTAAAGGTGCTTCCAATGCAGTAACAGCAGTCATACCAATAGATAAAGCCCTTGTTTCTGCGGCAGTTGCAGTACCATCACCTGTACCTGAACTAAATCCAAATATTGTTTTACTGGAAGTGAATCCACTAAGACTATCATTTAAAGGCATACCTGCTCTTGCTCTCTCTAGTTCAGATTCATTAAGTTGAGCAGTAGCACTAAAGGTTACTCCCAATGGCCCCATATAAAGATTATTAAACCCATTAGTATTTCCTAATCCATAAACAGGAGTTGCCTCTCTAGTCATAGTTATCTCTGTACTAATCATTCTATTGGCGGCATTAGTGCCATTAGTAGAATAGAGGTTAACCCCTAATAACCAAGGACTAAGAGCCTTTGATGCACCAGTAGGAATAACGGTATCAATCATACTGTTTTCCCATCCCAATGCAATTTTTTCTGATTGAGTAAAGTAACTTGTATTAACAGTAACGGCTGACTTAGTGAACGGTTGTCCTGTAAGATTTGCTGTAATCATTACAGGCCCTTCTCCTGCATTAGCAGAAATACCTATCTCTGTAACTCTACAGTCATAATACAACGTATCTAAATTTGTTCCCTCTAGTTTTCTTCCTACAGTTAGAAACTCTTGTGCATAATCTGAACCGTTAGCTAACCTAAAGTAAGTTGCAAAACCTGTAGTTGCAGCAGCAGAATTATCTTCTAAATTTTCTGCTCTAGTTGCAGTTGTTGCACCACCTAGAGCTGTTCTATTTATATTCGTTCCAAGTAAATTCCTAACTAAAATACCTAATACAGAACCTGTAGCTCCATTACCACCGGCTCCTGGAGTTGCCTTTCCATACATCATAGGAAATTCAAAAGTAATTTCAGTAGAACCAACACCTCTAAAGGAGTTAAAGTCCATAGCTTCTGAACCGCGTCTTCCTGTGTCCATAATGTTTTCAAAGGTTTCCGTTGCTGAAAAGCTACCTGTGTTAACAGGAACTATATGATTGACAGCACTTGTACCACCAATGCTTGCTTGCAAGCCAATTGTTACCTGCTCTGTTGCTGATCTAATTGCCATATCGTATATCCTCCATTAACTCGTATAAACTCTACCGTCAGTTTCTATTATTAAACTATGGGCAGTAAAAGAAGTTTGGGAACGATATAAATACATCTCTCCAAACTGCTCAAAGGAAAAGTTAACACTCATCCCTTCGATGTACTTAATTGTTTCATTGCCTAACATATTCTTATTTTTTTCTAACGTCCAAAATAATTCTTCTGTTTTATCTTGTATGTACTTATAACTTTCTGAGAATGAGCCATGAAATGCCAATCCTGTCACAATCATATCATGCACAGTATCGTATTGATAAGCATTAGTTACAGCACTAGAATCTTGTCTAAATCCATTACGATGTAAAAACCATCCTTCATAATGAGGTTGGTTTAACCCTGCATTTATTCGTAACATATCCACAAATGCCTGTGTAGTTACTAATGGCTCTAAGTCTTCCATAAAAATATTTTTACACTCAATGGAATCTAAAATCTTTGCAGAGGCATCCTCAATAACAGCTCTTGTTTTTAACGTAACATTTGTTGGTGTGGCATTTCCTGTAGTCATTAGCTACCTGCGTAGTTATGGTAAAAATATTTTTCACCAGTTGCAAACTCTTGATCAAAATCTCTCCAAAAACTTGCACCAACTACTCCCTGACCTCCCAACTCATCAATATACTTTTCTCTAAAATGATCTCCAACAGATCGGAATCCACTGGATTTATTTCTCATAGAAATATAAGTTGCTCCGGCAGGAGGGTCTATTGCTTTCTCAGCATGAAAAGAAAGCGTAGAAGCGAGTTCTGCTACAGACAAATAAACAACAGCTTTCTCGTATTGCGTAGGAATAGTTGAAGAGGTGGAATCTAAACTATGTCTAGCTGTATATGTGATCATCATTGTTATTGTTGCGGCAGGTGAATGGTTAGGTAACACAAAATATCTTGTACTGTTATTACGATAATATTGCCAATCACCATTATCTTCTGAAAGGAACTGGGGTAACTCATCTCCAGTAATGCGATCACCTGAATCATAGTCAATTGCAGTTATTAAAGAAAAGTCATCCTCCCAAGAGGCAAGAGTGCTTAGTGGATAATATTTTCCACCATCACCAACCTCGCTTTCTACTATTGTTCTAGGGACATCTCTACTAAAATTATTAATCGCCTGTTGAATAGACTGATCAATAACTCCATCTCCAACTTCATTTTCTCCAGTAAAGAATGGAAAAGTTCCAGTAATGTTTTTAACTTCAGCACGAACTGTCTCTAAAGTTGTTGCCATACTTTATCCTTTTGCCACCACTCTAGCTGTTACAGTCATACTAGGAGTAGCACTCCCACCAACTGCTGTACTGCGTAACCTAATGTATTTTCCAATACAATTGGCTACTTTAACTGCATCAGCATAGTAAGTAACTGTAGGGTCACTAATCTGTGTAATGGAAGAATCTTTATGCCAATCTTCATTGTCAGGTGAAGTCTCAACATCTAAATCTAAAGTAGGACTAGTTCCTGATTTGGCTGTAACTTTAATATAAATAGTTACCTCACTACTTCTTCCTACTTCAATAGAAGAGGATGAAGTATCTGCTAAACTAATCGCTTGTGCGGAATAAAGAGTTCTAAGGGAATCATTAACACTCATATCTATTCCTTTATCCTATAAACTGTTGTACCAAACATCAACTCCCTCACCATTTGTGTCAGCATCTACCCAAATACTTCTTAGGTCTATACCTTCCACATTTCCCGCAATTGTTGGTGCTGCAAAAGTTACTGTTTGATTTGCGTCTAAATCAGGATAAGAATTTCCAACACCACTGTCCCCAATATAAACATCATTCGTATTACCTTTACTTGCCCTAAATGTAACCGTAGTGACAAATATTGGAGTAGCCGAAATTCTCTCCGCTGTACCTGCTGTTGATACAGTTTTAACTAATGAGTTAACTGGCATTACTTTTCTCCCCTATCTATTTAAACACTTAGCTTTTCGTTTCGCTATATAAGACTCTTTAGTCGATGTTGATGCTTTCACACAAACCGAACAAGTACAAGCCTCAGACTTTGGTGTAGTCTTTTTTGCTTTTGTCTTAGTTTTCTCTGTAGCCATAAAAATCTCCTAAAAAAATAAAGGGAAGAGGGAGAGATTTTACCTCCCTCTCCCCTTTTAACTATGGGAGTTAACCGTTAAGGGTTTACCCAATTTGCCTGTAAAGCGGTCGGAAGTCAGCAACAGTTGTGTTGAACTCGTGCCTTACTTTAATGCTTTGTACATCATTGGTGAATGTATCACCTTGAGTCTCGTCATTCTGTATAAACAGATCAGGCTCTTCGTTACCGTTCAAGAATGCAACCACAATTCCTGCGGCTTCATCAGGATCAGCAACGGTGAAATACTGAGTAGCATTAGTGAAGTAGTCAACTGTTATGACATCTAATCCTGCGAATCGTGCGGCATCTATATCTGTATCAGCATCAGCAGTTAACTCGACCTGAACGTGAGCAGATGGATTTGAAATCCTCATTGCCAAGCTAGTCAGCTCATTAGGCACAACCAATGTTCTAGGTGCATTTGCAGCTCCAAGCACATCAGCGGTAGCACCATATCTAGTCTGACTTCTCATGCCTATTGATGTCTCATTCAGACCTGCAATAGAAAGAGCAGTAGTGCCAATATTATTATGAGCAGCATTGAACGTAGCTACAGAGTCAGGCTGATAAGTGTGATCATTGTCACCCATTATATTAAAGACCTGCTTATAAAGAGTTCTAGCAGCAGATCGAGCCAGTTCACGAGGTATCTCAGCTACAGCACCGATATTATCATTCAACACCAATTCGCGTGTTATCTGATAAGCGATACCACCACGCTTCTGCATGGTAACTGAAGTTTCCTCATCTGTAGGATTGGTTAGGTTAGCATATGTACCTGCTTCTGCAACAACTGCCAAATCTGCAAAGCCACCAATTTTGATGTCTCTGTATGCTTGGTAATCATTAACGCTGATAACCTTTGCTACTTTTCTCCAATCTTGATACTGAGGCAGATCAACATAGTTCTGTAACAGGGCTTTGTGCATTCTGTCTGCGGCAACTTCTGCCCATTCAGATGTACCTATTGCTTCTGTGTAAAGCCTACTAACAGCTTCTTCACGCCAAGACGCATAACCTCTTGAGCCATTCATCCATGCTTCCCAAACTTCATCTCGTCCAACTTCAAAAGGATTCTTTCCAGTCCAATCACAATATGCTTCTGTAAAGGTTCGGTATCCCTTAATTCTCTCTCCATCTTTAGTTACTATAACTCTAGATGGTGTGAAAGAAGCATCCAGTCGAGCAAGTTTCTTGTCACCCTCATCAGCAATAATTTCAGTCTTACTAGTGGTGACGTTCTCTACAGCAACCTTATTTAAACTAGCGAGATAATCTTTCTCGTCTGCAATTGCTTTCTGAACAGCAGGAGCATCAAATGATCCACCTTCAAATTGAACCCGAATTCTATTCTCTGCAATGTCAGGTAAACCTGCACCTGAAATCGCTGAATTAAGAAGAGTGGAATTTAGCTGAGTAAGAGCTTCTTCAACCTTACTTACTTCCTCACTTTCTATAACTTCTTTTACGGCTTCCCTTTTGGAGGCTTCCGCAAGAAGGTCTTGTAACTTTTCCTCAGTTATTTCCATTGTTTTTCCCTCCTTAAAAGGAATTGTATTAATGACTTCTTCTTTATGGATAACTTCTTCTGACTCTGCAACTGCAAGGAATTTACCCCCTGCGGCAGGTTCTCTAACCAAATCTACAGAGTCGGCTCGTACTAGCTGTATTGCTCGCTCTGACTTCATTACCTGATCACTTTGCCATCGTCCTTCAGCAACAATGCTAAATCCAACAACAGAACTTAATACTCCTTCCTTATGTAAATCAAGAAGAGTATCTCTTAGAGTTGGATCAGAAACATGAAATGTAGCATCAAGTCCTTCCGGAACTCGATCTACATTTTTAATAAACCCAACAATACTTTTAACGCCACGTTCTTCAGGAGAATGATCTCTACCATTTCCTGCATGAACTGGAACTCCTTCAAAAATTAACGCATCTCTATGAAGAACATCTAAAGGATATTCTCTATTATTTCTTGATGTTCCTGCATTGATAATACGAATACGCCAATCGCTTCCTGTATCATCTAATGCTCTAGCTTCAAATTGAAGAGTACGTTTAATCATCTGTGTACTTTCTACATAATCAGAATGAGCCATTGCCTCTTGTTCCACCTGATCTAACTTCATCCTTGCGGTACAAATAGCATAAGCCGCATCCTCTCTATCATGTCCCTCTTCAGGTACAAAATCAGGATCAGCTAAAATATCTTTAACGCAATCTTCTAGTTTTTCTGGCATATTAACCCCTAAAGCACTATAGCGATTTTATTTCTTAAATTAGAGTTTTGTCAACAAAGTATACTTTATTTTACTCTATCGGGAAAAGGATAATAAGTAAAATCATTAATATGAATAGATTCAGTAGTTGTTTGGAACAATTCCTTTAGAGTTGTATCTACATCATACACCCCACGTTTTTGTGCAGGTTCATCTTTTCCTGTATCAATTCCTGTAAGCCCTAAATATCTTTTAAAGATTCTATTAGCTTCTTCTAAATCTATGAAGCCATTAGACGTTGCATCTTTAAGAGCCGTAGATACTGATCTTAAAGTAATTGCATTAGCCCTTTGATCCCTAAAGGAAACTTCAGGCATTCGGAGATAAAAACTTGCAGATTCAATACTAGCAAGATTTCTATCGCTATAACGACCATCTTGTCTTAATCGTCCATACACTATTGCTGTATCTAGGACAAATCTAAATATCCTACTCATTATGTAAGAAATATGTTTTTGCCTCATCTTCAAGTGGCGATATGCAGGTTCAGTCATTTCGGGAGCAGAAGCACGAGAAGTTAAGGACTCAGAGAACCATATAGGAGGTAAACCTGCCCCTGCTAGAACATGGTTTTTTAATACTGAGGCTAAACTTGCACTATCCTCTAAACGTAAATCAGGAGTCTTAAATTCCTGTGTGACGTTTTCATTATGAGCAAATCTTTGACCGGGTTTTAGGGCTGATTGGTTTCTTAACCACTCTCTAATCTGTTGTTCGTTTTTACCAGTTAAAGTTACATCAAGTACATACTTAGAGGATTCTATTGCTTTCTCTACAGAAGAGAATAAGAATTGATCATGAGCGTCTATCCAATCCATATCAGGAAGAAGATCGCTCCATCCCCTATCAGCAGTCATTGGATTATTAATTGTAAAGAAGAAACAAGCACCTGCTATTTTACATTTATATTTTTTACGTCCCTGTTTGGGTTCAATGATATCTCCAAGTTCAAAATCTCCACCCTTAATCTCTCCACAATTTAATCCCACCAATCTCCCATATTCTTTTGTTCCTATAGGAGCATTGGATATATCTATGATCTTGTAAGCTCTACGGTATGCTTCTCCTGCAATCTTCTTCAATATGATCATCTGTTGTTTCATGTTGTTATGAGGATTTTCAATAACAGTATCAATCATTGCGGTATCAATATTTCCAAGAGTAACGTGTCCATTACTTTCATTAATATATACAGGTATACACTGTTCTCCTGTTAAGCCTAAATCCCTTACTCTTGTAAATTGATTAATAGTCCAATTGTTTGTGGGATCAGTCCAATGAGCATCCAGTATTTCTTGAACAGCAGTATCTTCTGCTACATATTTAATACCATCACCGATAACATATTCAGCAGTAAGATCAATAATCCTTTTAGCTATAGGGTTACTCTTATAAAAATACTGAGCATACTCTAATGTTTGTTCTTGAGTTAAAGGAGGAAGATTATTAGTCTTATTCCCTGTTCCCATCTTTTTCCACAAATACTCATCAGGTTCAGTAGTGTCTGCGAAACTAACAGCTTCCTTCTCTGTTGTTGTTAAAGCATTCCAAGCATTTTTTAACTTACCCATATGATTACCTAAATCCTCTACTATGAAATAAACTTGGTCGAGCAGAAGCACTTAAAACTCTTTCTCTTGGAGTATCCATTGGTTCTATATATTGATTTTCTTCCATAACATCTTCTTCTGTTATTGCAACAGCTTCAACTGATGAAGTTAATTGATGAACTGCAATCCATAGTGCGTCAAGAATATCATCTCTACCCCCTCTAGGAAAAGAGCTATACTCGTGCATGAATTCTTTAAATCCATTTTCAGAACTCATAAACATATCATCCCCACGCCTTTCTCCTTTGAATTTAATACTGCCATTAGCTATAAAAGGAATAATAGAATCATAACGCTGTTCCTTAGAACCCTTGGGACTAACAGTATCAATAGGCATAGCACCTCTAGGATCATTTCGTGTTTGATTAATAAGATGTTGAGTGGTTGCCTGTTGAGGCCCATTTGTTTCAAGAATAACTTTATTAATTGTTAGACCCCTTCTTCTCCATGTTTCGTATTGAGCATGAAGAAATTCAAGGTGTTTAGGTGCAGTTATCTTTCCATATGCAAAATCTAGCACATAAACTATTCCAGTCTCAGGGTCTTTCCCTGCTGTACAGTGACCAAAGTAATTAGCACTTTCTCCTTCACTTGTTGCAGGATCACCACCTTGGACTCCTATTAATCTATGTATAGGAGGTATAGACACATCATCATAAAAGTGAAGCCAATCAATTTCAAATTTAACTCCCTTCATTCCAGAAGGATCATTTTGATATTGAGCATTAAATAATGAGGGTGGCATAGAACGTTTTTTCTTCTCAAGCCACTCTCTAGGGCGTTCCTCTTCCCATAAGACTGAACCATCAGGATTGATTGCCCGATATATTCTAACTCCCATTATCAGTTACCATAATTACCATACTGTCTAGTATCTCCATATCCACTTTGACCCATGTCTTTTAGGATGTTATTAAAACTGGAATGGTCTGACATGATAGACCTCATTTCATTTTCTATAATTGCTTGCTTCTTCTCGATATCATCTAGGCGGTTATCAAAATCCTCAATTGCTTCTAGGAGGTCAGTATCATCAAATACTTCTAGACTTTCTATAGCAAGAGTATTATTGGTTACTGTGGAATCAAGTTGGGCTATATACCAAATCATTCCAAAGGCTTGAGCAACGATTGCAACAATGATTCCAATCATTACTTTCATATTCTTAATGTCCATTACTTGTCTCCAAGTTTCTTTGCTCTAGGAAAAGGTAAACTTCCATCTATCTCTCGCCACATACGAACATTCTTGATTTTCCAAATTAATCCACCGATAGCTAAAGTCGTGAGTCCTAATACAGAACCTATTGCTATCTTTTTCTTCATTAGCTTTCCTCCAAGATATTTGGGTAAAGGTCTGTATACAATCTATCTGTATCTAATATAGGTATAAGTTCTGCATAGAGATCATCATAATGAAATCTCGTACCAAGGAATATCTGTTGTCCTTTAGGCATGAGCATTGGGTCAAAAGACATCCAGAATTTTGTAGAAACATTTCTTCTAGAAGTTTCACTTTGAGTATTCTCCATACTCACAACATCATCAAATATCTGAAGAGTTGATCGTCCACCTTCCACGCTTGTACCTATACCAAAACAAGCAAATGTAGCATCACGTTGTATATCTCCACTTTCCCATGCTTGAGCTTGATCTCTAGCTACTTCCATCCTATCAACTTTCCATGTGTAATCATTTAGTTCTTCAGGATAAAGATTTCCAAACATTTGCTTATATCTTTCATTAAAACGAATACAGGATTCAATCTTTCCCATTCGCTCTACCCCTAATGAAATAACACTAGAAATAATTTGAACCAACTCAAATCTATTTCTGCCAACTTTCCAGAGAGGAAAACTTTCAGCGGCAATAGAAGTTTTGCCATGATTTCTAGGAGCAAGAATAAGAAGGGGATTAACAGAAGAGTTATTCGGATTAACGTGAGCTTCCAATAGCGTTTCCATAATCTCCCACTGGAACGTAGCAAGAGTTTGATTGAATACATATTCATGAAAATAAGCAGGGTGATCGTATGCTCGTTCTTCTGCTACTGATCGTTCTTTCATACCTGACAGTATAGAGATACTCGCTGTATCAGCTATTTGTCTTGGCATTAGTTTTCCAACTCTACATAACCACTTGAAGTCCATCGAAACCATTTTCCAGTACAGCGACTAAATGCTTTTCTTCCTCCGCAATTACAATCGCCTTCTTCTTTAGTCCAATCTCCAGTTTCATTTTTACTTCCACCAAAGTAAGGTCTAGCGTGTCCTTCAGTTACCAACATTGTATTTAAAGATATTTTAGAATCTATAGGGTATAAATCTCCTAATATCCTTCCGAACTTACCTTTACCTTCTTTAGCAGTCTTGAGTAAAATATTTCCCTTATGAATAGAACAGAGTTCTTTGAGCCTAGCTTTAGATTCAAGTCCCAAACTTTTCTCTCTCTTGTTTCGCGTTCTTGACTCAGGTGTATCAATCCCCATAAGCCTGATTCTATCTCGATAGATAATATCAAACCCCAAATCCAATTCGGCATCTACTGTATCTCCATCAACCACTCTTGTAATTTTAACCCTGTATTCGTACATTAAAGTTCTCCGACTCTCCGTATAGCTTCAATCGCTTGATCTCTTTGGTTATGTTTCTTGTGGCAATGAGGGCATTCGTTACGTAAGACTTGACCAAGAGCAAGTTGTATACTAGCTACGTATTCACGTACTCTCCCTCTAGTGATGGTGCTTCCTGCAATCTGTAAGACTTCATACTTACGCTTAATGCTAGTGCTAATCTTGTCTACTAGGTTCACTAAACTTCTTGTTTGCTGATCCACTGCATCAAAGTCAGTTCCAACCTCCAGTATGTCAAAGAGTTCGTCATCGATTACTTTCTCTCCATACTTCTCTACGAGTATTTTAAGCATTGCTCTAAGAAGAACTATTTCGCCATCAAGGTTATCTAGTTCTGTTCTTTTCTCTTCTGATTGTAGATGTTCTCTCAGTCTAAGGTTTTGAGCTATATTACTGTATATAACTCTTCCTTTCCCTGAGTCTCCTAGAGCAACATCCATTCTCTCTTCACTATCGTGATGTTTACATGCTCCGTATCCTAAGTGATCAGTTCCCCAACCTGCCTCAAATCTACACACCCCACCACCTTTCTTTCCTCTCCCACAGATAGGATCACCTTCATCCGAAAGGATTGGTTTACCATAATGTTCTTCTAGGGAAGCTAATTCTTTTTGTTCGATCATATATCCTCTTATGTATTTATATTCCTACTCGTTACCCTTATCAAGTGCAGGTTCAGAGAAGATTAATTCCACGTTATCGGTTACCGTCCAGTTAGCACCTGTAACTCCAGATACTTGAAACTCCTTTGTAACCAAGTTGCCGTCATTACCAACTTCATTCTGTAAAATCTTTAATACGCCTATGTCCATGTTTTTAAAGGTACAACTTCCACCCTTCGTCCATAAATTGCTTAAAGTTAATGTACCTATCTTTCCGTTAACCCCAGAGTTAGGAGCGTCAATCCATATGCGGTCATATGTACCTCCACTAGTTACCATAGCTTCTGCTTGATGATGTCCCCCTCCTATAGCCCTATTTCTAGCGTTACCAGATGTTTGGGTAATACTTTGCCCATCACTGGCGTTATGCTCTATAACTATTGTATGAGCATCTATATCGCTGAAGTCCATACTCTTACATCTAGACTTCTCAATTATAAATGTACCTACCTGTAGCCTTGTTCCAGTAAACGCGGGATCAACTACGGTAGGATTACCAGAAATTAAAACTGCTTCTGTACAAGCCGTACTTCCATTTGACCCACAGGTTGCAGGTAATGCAGAAACTTTTGCTCCTGCAGCATCTCCTGAGTAAACTGTTCCTGCTGATACGTTCTCAATAGTAATCTCTCTTACTGGTACAGCACCTAGGTTAATCCTTAACGTGTTATCTTTATCGTCAAAGTAAGAAGGAGTATCTAGTGGAGCAAGGTATACACCTGAGTCTCCATTTGAAAATGAGCGTTCCGCTAAGACGGTTTCGTTAACTATAACTCCAGTTCCTGCGGTAGACCCTACTGCCAAGAGAGATATGGCCATCTGTGGACTTAGCCCGAATGCACGAAGTAATGTGTAGGGAGATTTGAGTACATTAAAAGTTCTCTTCCACTTGGCTGATTCAGTATTCAGTCTTTCTATTAAACTGAATAGCTTATCTCTCCATATACATACCCTCTTGTATGCGTTGATAACTTTGCGAGGAAAGGCACGTATGTTTCTACGTGCTTCAGGTTGAAGTAAACCTGTAGCAAAAATCACGAGAGAAGTAGGTAATGTTATTAACCAGTTAGCATTTAACGTATCAATTACAGAACTCGTATAGAGTAGCGTTGGGTGAACCCAACATCCAACATAATTAATACATGGGGAAAGGTAAGGTTGAATCCATTGAACAGGATTTAAATAACTTAATGCCAATCCAACAATTCCACCCAGTATTAAGGAGACTGTTAGAACAATCGCCAATACGGTTAAAACTTTCTTCTTTAACGTATCCATATTAATCCTTTTTATATTCTCCCTTCTCTCCGATAAATCTTATCATAAAGCCCTTTCTTAGTGACATCCGCTAGGTATATATATCATACTTGCGTACAGTTAGAACCTATCTCATAATTAGGGTTCGGTATATTGTGCATATTTGTTATGAGCAACACTATGGTATATGTTCCTGAGCCTCTATAGGATCTATAATATCTATAGATAAATAAATAAATAGTAAATAAAAAAAGGATGGTAATTATATTAGATAAATAAATAAATATAAAAAAAGTATAAATTATAGGAAGGAAGGTACAAAAAGTGTTAGAAGAACACGCTCTAAAAGAAACAAAAGAATATATTTTGATAAATGGTGTGGGACAATTTAAAACTGAGGAAGAGTTTTTAAAACTTAGTGAGTTAGGAATTAAAAGTGATGCCACAATAACTTTTAATCCACAAGATAATCAGATTTATCATTTGGTTATACATAATGATAAAGCTAGAGTATCACTAGATTCTCAAGGTGGGATTTTAGCTAAAGGTACATTTAAATTCGACGATGGCTTAGACGAAAAAGCTGAGAAGATTTTCAATGCTATAAATGAAAATGATTTACAGGATTTTAAAGATGTGCTTCAGGAATTTTTTGAAAATGGTGATGCGATAAGTTTAAATCTTCAACCATCACAAGATTCTTTAGGTGAATTTAAAATAGCCTGTAACATTGAGGATAAAAATTCTAAAACTAATTTAGCTACTACAGCTTTATTAAATAGGAAATCAAAAGTTAAAAAGGCTTTAGAAACTAGGGCTAAGAATTGGATGAACAATCACAAGATTGATAAAAATAATTCCAAAGCTGAAGTATGCGAAAGTCATTTTTGCGAAAGTGAGGTTTGCAAAAAGGGATAATTAAAATCGAGTTAGGAAATTTAAAAAACTTCCTAACTCTTTTTCTTAAAAAAAATGAAAAATAAATTTGAAAATAAATTTTATTTAAATTTTTTAGAGATACTAAAAAGATAGTATAGATTAACCGCAAATTATTTTAACTTATTTAAGGGTTTTAATTGACAAGTAGAATTATAGGAAGGTTCTAAATGAAATATTGTAAAGCGTGTGGATTAGAAATTATATCTCTAATCTCAACTTATTATTCTAAACTAGGAATGATATTAAAGTGTGAAAATCCTGATTGTATTTTATATCCTACTCATGATTTAGATAGGAAAATAAAATGAGAAATGAACAATTAGAAATAGTTATTAACATTCCATCTCATGTAGAAATTTTAATGTGCGATAAATGTAATTATTATTCATGCTTTGATTGTAAGTTTAAAAGATTTATCAAGAAATTAATCAGGAAGGTTTTTTAATGAGAAAAACTCCTGAAGGTAAATATGTAAGTTATTCAGAATTATTTGAAGATTGTTATGGAAATGGTCGAGTTACTAAACAATATGTTATGAAAATATTTAAGGATCATGGTTTAGGAAAAATAGATTTTATTGAGTTTGTAGAAATGTTTGGTGATAAAAAATATTACACATTAAATCCTAGTTTTCAAATGTATTTAGGATATTAATTAAGCCTTCCTATAAGGAATCCTGAGCAAGATTTAAAACTGCTCTTAAAAAAATTAATAAATAAATTAATAAATAAATTAATAAAAATTATATATATATTTAAGGGAATCCAATGTTAAGGGTTGAACAAAAAATAGAAAAAGTTAGTGTTCATTTAAAACATGTAGATGAATATTCATTTAAAAGTTTTAATTGGATTAATTCTAATTCTGAGATGAGTAAAAATGATATCTATGTAGAAATTAAAGGGGAAAATACTTGGCTTGAGGAAAAAGAAGAATTAGGATTATTCCTTAGTTTTGATCAGGCAATAGAGTTAAGAAATATTTTAGATGATGAAGTAGAAAAAGTTTTACAAGATTTTGAAAAAGCAGTCATTTCAAAGTTAGAGAATAAAAAATCTCTAGAGGAAAATAATTGTGCATAATCATATTCTAGCAGGGGATTTTGGATACTTACCATCTTATGCTTCTGAAGTAATTAATTTAAAAGATTCTGATAATGAGATGAAAGATTATCTAGAACATTTAAAAGATTCTGTAGATATAGATATTTCAGACAAAGAATTAGAAGCGTCAATTAATGTTGTTTACGATAAAGATATGTTTCTAGTTGGTGCAACTGTTAACAGAAAATATTTCTTTATTGATTATGTTGAATTAGCTTATTGTGAATTTAGTAAATGTAAAGAAGAGGAATAAAAATGAGATGTAAAAATTGTAATTACATTTTTAATCACATGTGTAATTCTCATAAGAATTTAAAAAACACAATAATTTATCATTACGATAGATCGTTTCTAGAAAAGTGTAGAGATTATTTAAGGGAAATATTTTAATAGGGGTTTAAAAATGTCTATCTTAGAAAGAAAGAATTTAATAGAAAAACTAAATAAAATTTATGAACCATTATTTGATGGTCTAGGCGAATTGCAAGAATTAAAATCACAAGCTGAAAGTGTAATAAATGAAATAGAAGATCAATTAACTAATGTAGGTTATGATCTCGATTCATTAAATCAATTAATAATTTCTCAAGAAGATGAGTTAGAAAAAATAATTTTAATCTCTAAGAATAATTAAAAGGAAAAATTATTATGACTCAAACTTTTGATGAGTGGAAAAAAGAAACTTACAACGGTTGGACAAATAGAGAAACTTGGAATACATCTTTATGGATTGGAAATGTAGAACCTCTTTACAATTTAATTCTAGGGATAGTTGAAGAAAGTAAAAATTTAGGTGATTGTGCAGATAGATTAGAACAATTTTTATGGATAATTTGGGATGGAAAAACCCCTGATGATTGTAGTTTAAAGCCTGTAAATTTTGTTGAAATTGCAGAATCTTGGTGGGAAGAATTTAGAAATGATGACTAGAAAAGATTACATAGGTTTAGCAAAAGTTTTTAATAAAGAATTTAATTCAAAATCTTATGATACTTATGATGCTAATTCTTTAGCATGGGGTTTATTAAATAGTTTATGTGAATTTCTTAAATCTGATAACAAAAGATTTAATGAAGAAAAATTTAAAGAAGCTGTTTTTAAAAGAAATTAATAGGGATAGTTAAGATTAACCGCAATTATTTTAAAGGATAAATAAATATGAAGAAATTAAATTATCTAGAGAAATGGTCTAGGGCTGAGAATTATATGGGTGATGATCATTCAGATTCTTATATAGTTGTTATGAAATCTAGGGATTCAGATTTAATGGATCAAGTTAATTTTGATTCTACAAAAGAAGAATTAGACGCGTGGGAAAATTCTCATATTAAAGGTGATCATCATTTTGTAATAAATAATAGTCATTGGGCTGTAGGGTGGATTGAATATATTTTAATCACGCCTTGTGAAAATTGTGATGATAGCTTTGATGAATTATGTGAATGGGTTGACGATAATATTTCTCAAGTTATTTTTGAATCAGGCATATTAGATGAAGATACATTTTATGAAAAAGAATGTGAAAAGTTTTCTGATGATATTCAAGAATGGATTCATGAATGGATGGTTTATCAAGAACATAGACTTGAGGATAATTGGGAAGATTTAGATGTTTATGGAAGGGTAGAACAATTAGTTTCAGATTATGGTAGAGATTTAGAACATATTAGAGAAGAAGATATTGATAATGCTGTAGAAAAAGTATTTAAAGATTTAGGTTTAATAGATAGTTTAAAAAATTTAAAACTTAGGGCTGAAGAACATACTGAATCTAGGAATCATGTTCTAGGGAATTGGGATGATATTCATACAGATTATTGGAAAATCTCACACATGAATAATTTATTTAATGATGAAGAGTTTAGACCTAAAGAAAAAATGAATGTGAAATATTCAGACGCTATATGTATAACTTGTAAACGTGAAGTCAGAGTTACAGTTAAACCTTTGCCAAATGAAATTGATATAGCAGGTGAAGCTATAGCATTAAATTGTTGGTAACTAATGAGAATTCATAAATTCAAATGCTTAACCTGTAATGAATATTATCCTACAAAGTTAACTTATTACAGAGATATAAAAATGTGTGGATGGTGCGGTCATAAAAAAGAATTTGGAATAGAAGCTAAAGAGTTAAGGGATTTAACTTCTATCACTAGATTAATAGTTAGAGTAAAAATAGATGAGGAAAAATAATGCTTAACAAATATCTTACAAGTGAAATAGTAAAGATGAGGAAAGATAATATGAACTGTAAACCTTATGAGCATAAATGGGTACATCAGGAAACTACTTTAAGCAGAATAATGCCACCATTAGGGGAAGCGATAGATAAATTTCCTGAGACTAGAAAAGCTATTTTTAAGTGCGCTAATAAAAATTGTGATGCAACTCAAGAAACTCTTACAAAAGAAAGTTGGAAGGATGCAGAAAATGACTGTGAATAATAATGAAGTAGTTAGAGAATTAAAATCTATTAAAATTGAAATAAGTAATTATCAAAAATCTATGATGTTAGGTTCTAGGGCAAATAGTATTCTAGGGAAACAAGCCTATAGAAAGATAATTAAGATTGCTGAAAAAGATTTTGATGGATTAAAGAGTATTCATTTCTTCTTAGGTACATTAATAGAGGCTTTGAAAGAAGAAGGTTTAGATCAAAAATGATTTATAAACTATCAATTGAAACTCATTCGTTTGAGGATTGGGAAAAAGCTAGAGAGTTTTTTGATAATCCTAAAACATCTCCAATGACTCAACCTTATAGATTTGATATTAAGGCAAGTGATGCGTGGCGTAAAGTTAAAGCAAATCGAGATGAAGAATATATGAGAGAACAATTGTTTAATAAATTAAATAGCTGAGAGTGATTAATGGCAATGAAAAAATATAACAAAGTATTTTATATGTCTATATTAATAACTATTGTTTTTTTATTAAAAGGTTAAGGAGTATAAAGATTAAGGGGAAAGATTAAAAGAGAGAAGGAGAAAAATTAAATGTCATGTGAAATATGTGGTGAAGATTTAAACGGTCTTCAGTATGGGGTAATTGGAATTGACATTAAATCAACAGGTGATTATGTCGAATGGGAAACAGGAACTTATATACATATTTTTATACATAGAACTTGTTATGAAAAAGTAATAGAGAGTTTTAATAAAGCTATGACATATAGCTAAAGAGAGAGAGAATGGAAAGATTTAAGAATACATTAAGTGTAGGTGCTGAAAAGATTGCTGAAGAAATTCAAGTTAGCAATCAAAAAGAAATGAGTGAAGTATTTAATTTTATTTATAGTAGTGCTTCACCTCAAGAGATTTACGAGTGGTTAAGAAATCTTCAGTTTAAAGCATGGGATGAAGATGATTACCAATTTTATGTAGATAAAAGATATTACATGAATTCTTTTAAAGGATAGGATTATGGGTGAGAATAAAGATTTAGAAATGAATATTGGTAATCCAATTCTAGCTGATTGTATGGTTTGTCAAACACAAGAAGGTAGAGAAGAGTTTGGACAAAGTTCTCCAAAAGCATTACCTCTAGATTGTTATGAAGTTGCTTCTAGGTTTTTAGATCAAGAAGAATCTGTGAATAATCCTAAGTTACCAATGTGTAGTGACTGTTTACTTTATGCAGTTAAAAGTGGTGTTCATGTTAAACGATATGGAGAGTATTGGGATGGTAGCAATTCTATGTTTATTAGAAACACAGATGGAAAAGCTATAGAAGAAATGTTTAAAAAAGCTAAAGAAAGAAGAGGAGAAATTAATTGAAATATTTTACATATGATCAATTAAAAAGATTTAACCAATCTTCAATTAAAGCAAATAGAAATAGAACTCTTGACTGGAGAAGTATTAATAAACAGATCAAAGTTCTTGGACAAGAAAGAATGGCACAGAAAGAAGATTTATTATTTCCGATACTTTCTTCAATGATTCACAATGATAAAGAAATAAGAACAGAAGTAGCATTTGGTTCAGAGCGTATTTATTTAGATATTAGTTTTAAACAATATGCTAATTTAGATGACGATAAAAATGTTGGTGAAACAACTTTTATATTTTAAGTTTTTAACGTAAATAGTTTAAGGGTTAGCCACCTGAGAACGGTCTATGATTTACGAAATAATAATCTTTAAGAGAGAGAGAAAATGGCAAGTATTAAGGAAACCTATAAAGATCAAGATATCACTTGGGGTGATGGAAGAGTTGCTCTAGCAGGAACTCGACTTCATTCTATGTTGGTAGGAGATATGGTTAGGGATGCTGAAGAAAAACATCAAGGAATTCTTGATGGATATACATCCTCTATCAAATTTCATGTCGACAATATTGAAGGTCTAGCAGACGATCAGTTTGTTGAAGGTTTTATTGCAAAAAGAAATGGTAGTGGTTTTGATATCACTCCTGTGGATGATGCAAGAAAGATCGTTCTTAAAAAGCGACTCGTACTTAATCGTAAGAAAAACGATAGTAAGAAAAAAGACGAGTAGCTGATTGAGTTCATTAATAGGGTAGCGTTAAGTCTAAACTAAAAAGAGATAAGTAGACTTCAAAAAAGACTCTACATGTAAATTGTGTAAAAGAAGAGAGGAGCGTGGCTCGTTTCTTTCTTGGGATTAGTTCTCCAATTGTTCTTAATCTCGTTCCCTATTAGTGAACTTTAATTCATGAATTAAACTGCGGTGAAATCTAGTCTCAAGGTACTTCCATTCCGAAAGCCCCTATGAGATAATTATAGTCCACCTAAAAAGAGATAGGAAAATATGAATCTAGAACCTAAAAATTTAGATGATTTTATCGGACAGGATAAAATAAAAAACTCAATTAAAATTTCTTTAGAAGCAAGTAAAATTCGTAAAGAATCTTTCCCTCACATGTTGTTGTATGGTGGATCAGGTCTAGGAAAAACTACACTAGCAAATATTATTGCAAGAGAATTTAACACAGATATGTATACATATCTTGCTCCTTCAATGGATGGCACTGAAGATATGTTTCTAGCTTTGCGAGATATTAAAAAGAATTCATTTATATTTATAGATGAGATTCATGCTCTTCCAAGAAAAATGCAAGATATGATGTTAACCGTAATGACTGACTTTAAATTAGAGTCCAGTTCAGGATATAGATTTCCTATTCCTAAATTTACATTTGTAGGAGCAACAACAAACTTAGGACAATTATCAGAACCTTTTATAAGTAGATTTGGTTTTCCTATTCAATTAGAAAAATATTCAATAGAAGAAATTGAAATCATGATTGAGTTAAACACTAAAAGGAATAAGTTAAACCTTTCCCCTGATGCTATATCAAAGATTGCAAAAGTTAGTAGACGTAATCCTAGAACATCTAACAGAATTTTAGAAAGATGTCATGACACAGCTACAGTTCTTAAACAAAAACAAATAACTCTTGATATTGTGAATCAAACTTTAACCAATCTTCAGATAGATCAAAACGGTTTAACTGTAACTGATTTATTGGTACTCAATACTCTTGCATTCCAATTTGATTTTAGACCTACAGGTTTAAAGAATTTAAGTCTAGCAACTAATATAGATGAGAAAACAATTGAACAATTTTCAGAACCATTGTTAGTAGAAATGAAACTATTAGAAAGAACTACTAGAGGTAGGGTCTTAACAAGAAAAGGAATAGAATACGTTGCCTAAATTAACTAGAAAAACTTCTACCATGTCTATGATGGAATATAAATTTGGAAAACCAATTGATGATTTAATTATTAACGCGATTAAAGAAGCACATGGGGAACAAAGGGGAGCAAGTAATATTCTAGGGATTGCTGAATCAACTCTTAGTAGATGGGTAAATGAACTAAACCTTATTAAATATGTTTCTAAGATTCGTAAAGATAATGGATTAATTCCCACTACTCGTGCATTGCGTATGGAAATCTCAGGACAAGAAGTTATAGAACTTGCAGTTCAAGGACGTTGTACAGATTGTAATAAAAAGTTTGAAGAGTTTACAGACTATAGCATTACAGGTATTACAAAAATAGATAACATCACTGTAGCCATCATAAGAGATCAATTAAATATTAAACACTGGTTTAACCTCGATCTTTCCGTAGTAGCTATTTAACCTATATATTAAATATATATCATAGGTGGCAGACATACTTAACCTGCCATCTTGTATACAACATACAAGAAAACATTATCTAGGGAAAAATAAAAATATGCAAATTGATCACGGTGTGGTTTTAATACAAGATTTAAGTGAAGAAATATACAAGTTAAAGGATGAAAGAAAATCTTTAGACTCTAGGATATTAGAAATTGATAATGAAGTTAAAAGTATTTTAACTGACTTTTACAATCTAGCTGAAGCAGGGGATAGATTAAATGAATCTCCACAAAGTCTTTTAAGAGCAATAAGAGCAGGAAGATATGTTGGAGTTAATTACGGTGGTCGATGGTATGTAAAAGCTAATGATATTAGAGATGAAGCAGAGATTAAAAGAAGATTGGAAAGAGGTATTTAAGATGGTAAAAGATATTAACTGGAATGCAAATGTAGAAGATCTTCCCACAGATGAAGTGGAAGAATGGGAATTTAATTTAAGACCTGCGAATGATAAAGGTGATTCCGATATCCTTCAAGGAAGAGTTGATCCTCAACTAGGACGTATGGTTGATGAATTAATAATGGATGCGAAAGGAAAAGGTTTACCAATTAAGACTAGGGCTGACTTTGTTAGGCTTGCTGTATTCCGAACTACACAACATGTTCAGAAGTATCTTAAAAATCAAGATGAAAGAATAACTCACTACTTATTACTTGAGAAACAAATTGCCCAAGAAGCACAAAAGTCTGCAATGTTAGA